TATACTCTCATATCATTCAGGACGCTCTTACCAAGTCAGTAGGATACTTTCTTATTGATATAGACCCTGATGCTGACAGGGGCATGGGAGAGGTTAAATTTGAAAGGATTGAGCCATTTGACGTATTTGTTGATCCAATGAGTACCGACTTCTTATTGAGAGATGCTTCCTATGTAATGGTTAAGAAGTCTCTTCCGAAACAGCAATTATACCGACTTTTCCCTGATATGAAGGGAAAAATTAAGAAAGCAAGTGGATCAGCCACAGAAGGGAACGCTGCTTACACAATGCGAGATATAGGTAGATCAGATAGCATCCAGAGGGAAGATGTGGGATTTGAAGCCTTCGATCCTGACTCTGCAGAGGAAGATGAGATTCTCGACCTTTTTGAGATGTATCAAAAGATTAAAGTCGCTTATAGGCACATCTACGTCAATATCCCACCCAATCAAGAAGAGATGGAAGCTATTAAGCAACAAGCTCAAGAAGAGCTTGAACTCATTAAAAAAGAGCTACAAGTCCAAATTAAAGAGAAAGAAAAGGCTTTAATGGAAGCTGTGGAACGTGGGGAGATGATTGAGGAGCGTGCCGTCCTAGAGCTTGAAAAAGCGAATAAAGAAGCTGAAGCAACACTTCAACAACAAGAACAGATGATTATTTCCAAGATCACAGAGCGTGAGACAAGAGTAGAGAATCAGACTGTTAGAGAAGAAGAATTTAAAGTTTTGATGGAAAATCAAGAGTTTGCTAAGAATCTAGTGGATTCAGTAAAGTTTTATGATACGAGAATTAAGTTGTGCTGCACTTTGGCTGCGGATGTATTTCTATACGAATACATACTTCCTTGTACTGAATACCCAATCATTCCTGTAATGTATCAATGGACAGGAACTCCTTATCCCATGAGTGCGGTTACTCCACTTGTCGGAAAGCAACAAGAATTAAATAAAGCTCATCAGATAATGATTCATAATGCAAACCTATCATCTAACCTTAGATGGTTATATGAAGAAGGATCAGTCCCAGAGGATGAATGGGAACAATATTCTTCCGCACCAGGCGCATTATTGAAATATAGGCAGGGATTCCAACCTCCAACTCCTATAAACCCTCTTCCTCTAAATAACGCTTTTTTCCAAATGACTCAAACTGGTAAGCAGGATATGGAGTATTTATCAGGTATATACTCCTCAATGCAGGGGAATGTTGGAGAACAACATGAAACTTATAGAGGTCTTCTTGCTGCTGATGAATATGGAACACGAAGAATTAAAGCTTGGATGGAGACATTAGTAGAGCCTGCCCTAGAACATCTAGGTAAAGTATTCAAAGAAATTGCTCAGGCGACATATACCGCGAATAAAGTCTTTAGAATTGTCCAGCCAAGTGCATTACAAGAAGAAAAAGAATCAGAGATTAACATTCCGATTTATAATGATTTTGGAGAAGCAATCGGTAAATGGAAGGATTATGGAACTGCTAAGTTTGATATAAGAATTATAGCTGGTTCTACGATGCCTGTTAATAGATGGGCATTACTTGAAGAATACTTTAGATGGTTCCAGGCTGGTCTTATTGATGATGTTGCGATGCTCGCAGAAACGGATGTTCGTGGAAAAGAGAATATTATTAAGAGAAAATCCGTATATGCGCAACTCAAATCACAAGTAGACCAATTAGAGTCAATGCTGAAAGACAGAGAGGGAACGATTGAAACATTATCAAGGCAGGTTGTACAGGCTGGTATTAGAGAAGACATTAACGAAGCTGAGATGGAAATGAGGAAGGATGTCCAAGATACAAAAGCCGAGCAGAGAGTGGTAAGAAAGGGAATGAATCAAGAGTACGACTTGGCTAGAAAAGACCTACAGAGGGAAGTCAAAAGCGCAATAAATGAATCAAGAAGAGACAGGCAGCCTAAAAAATAGTGCTCTTGACTTAGATAGTCTGTCTTAACTAAATTAGGGAGAATAAAATTATGAGTGACAATCAAGAGACAGACAACCTGTTGGTAGACAGCCCTGAATCTCCTGTGCAAAATACAGATGAGGATACGGCAGACTTTTTTGCCGCCCTTGACAAAGATGTCAATAGTATGATGCATGACTCACAATCCAGTACCGAGCCAGATGCCCCTGTGCTTGCCGAAGCTCAATCGGAAACCTCTCAGGCAGTCCCTGTGAGCCCCGAGCAACAAAAGCACGATTGGGAAAAGAGATATTCAGATTCTAGTAAAGAAGCAAAACGTCTAAATGAAAGATTGAGTGAGCTAGAGCCTTATGTCCCAGTTCTTGATGCGATGAAAGAAGACCCCAACTTAATTACTCATGTGAGAGATTATTTTGAGGGTGGTGGTTCCGCACCAGTCAACTTGAAAGAGCGATTGGGCGTACCAGAGGATTTTGTTTTTGATTATGATGAAGCAATTTCTGATTCCAATTCAGATTCAGCAAGAGTTCTTGGAGCTACCATTGATGGTGTTGTCCAACAAAGGTTGGGAGCATTTGCCAATGAGCAAAGAGCGCACAGCGACCTTGCGAATGAAGAAACAGCTTTCAAAAACCGTCACGAATTATCGGACGGTCAAATGGATGAAGTTCTTGAGTTCGCAAAAAGTCGTAAGCTATCTCTTGATGACATCTTTTATCTATTTAATAGAGAAAATCGGGATAAGAATATTGCTAATTCCGCTAGGAAAGAAGTAACTGAACAAATGAAAAATGTACGCCAGAAACCTAAGAGCGTAAGTACTACTGGTTCACAAACTATGGATCAGAGTTCTGACGACCTTATTTTCGACCAACTTGCTAAACAAGGTGAGGGTGTGGAGGAATTGTTTAGACAATAAGGTAATAAGGAGATAAGGATATGGCTGTACACACAGCAACACCTGCTTTCCTGAGCGGCTCAACGGGGCTGACCGAATCTGGAACTGGCATAGTAGCTGGTTCAGGTCTAAGTACTGGCGATCTTCGTAGACGATATGACTTCTCTGAAAGATTTTCAGAACTTGCATTAGACCAGACTCCATTCTTTAGAATGGTATCTAAGGTTTCTAAGGCACCTGTTGACGACCCTCAGTTTAAGTATACAGAAAAACGTGGTTCAATCCACAAACGATACGCATACGTTCTCGGTTTTGAGAATAGTAGCACCGCATTGTTTAATGATGCTACAATAGTAGCTCAGAATGATGGCGGTGTACCAGTAGTAGGCGACACCCTGAAATTGATTATGGGAACTGATTACAAATCAGCTGGTAACATTCAGAATGTTTCAGGTCAGTCAACTGGTGCGATGGCAGTAGGTTCTGCAGGAACTGCCCCTGAGTTCTTTCTAACAAATCAGGTCGTAAAGATCAATGTATCTGAGACAGCTGGAGGTGACGCTACCATTAGCGATTATATCCTAATGCGAGTCACGGCTGTTGATGATGCGATAGATGCTAGTGACGCTGCTAACCTGACGGGTTCTAATACCCTGTCTGGAGCGGTGGATGTTAGGAGAGTTACGGGAACGGTTGTCAGAGCCTCTGGAACGGGTGGTGAGTTGACTTCTTTTTCAAGCAACGCACCTGTAACAGCTGTTTACAATGTAGACATCGCTACTGCTCTTGAAGCACAGCGTTGTCATGTTGTAGGCTCTGCATACGCAGAAGGTTCTAGTCTTTCGGAAGAGACTTGGAACGATAACCCATACAGTACGTCATATGGACAGACTCAGATTTTCAGAACTGAGTTTGGTATGACGAACACTGCAAGAGCAACTGCTCTTAAATACGAACCTAATGAATGGGCACGTATTTGGAGAGATAAGTTGATTGAGCATAAGTGGGACATCGAACAAGCATCTCTATTTGGAAAACAGGGATCAAGCGGAAGTGGCTCATCTACTGTGTATTACACACAGGGAGCTGTTGACTTTGTATTGCAATCGGGTAACATATTTACTCTTACCCATTCAAGTAAGACATCTGATGACTTCCTTGATGATATGAGTAAGTATCTCGATCCTCGATACAACAACTCAGCTGCTTCGGTTTACTTCTGCGATACTGCTACCTACCATTGGCTGTTAAAGCTTGGTAGTGGTAGTCACAATGCGATGTTTGCGAACATTGTTCACGATGGTCAGGATAACTTTACTGGACGTTGGGACTTTGCAACATCAGGTAAGAAGAGCCTCTTCGGAGTTGATCTTACTAATATTGTGACTCCGTATGGCGACATCAAAGTTGCTCGTTGTATTGCACTAGATCATAGCTCAGTCAAGATTCTCGGACTCAACATGAAGCACGTGAAATATCGTCCTCTTGTTGGAAACGGCATGAATCGTGACACTGCGGTCTATGTAGGAGTACAATCGCTAGAGAACACAGGCAAAGATAAGAGAGTTGATATGATACTCACTGAAGCTGGGTTTGAGTACTCTATGCCAGAAGCTCACGCTATTTGGAAATAGCAAAATAAAGGGTACATAGGATTTGCCCCCGCTGGATTTTCCCCTCCTCTTTGGTCTGGTGGGGGCCCCTCCCTTTAAAGCACAATGAAGCTTTGGCAAAAAATTAACACAGTTACTGGAAGCTCAACAAAATCCAGACTTTTAGTTGCTTTATTGAATGAAGCAGCTATATGGATAGTTAATAGTCTCCCAGAAAAGTTCTTATGGAGTATCGCGACTGAATCCACAGTTAATGGATGGGAATCGGATGCTGCTACTGCTGACACTATTAATGAAGGCTCCTCGGTAGCTTATGATAAAATTTTAGCTGTCTATAGAAATGACGGCTCCGCAAACGGGACAGTCATTAGAAGGATGTGTAGAGAAGTTCCTGATAAACTTGCATATGCTTTTGATGAATCTAATAGTATATATCATCCAACTAAGATGTTTCCCAAGTTCTACAAGCTCAGTGGAAAGCTCTTTATCAAACCTACCCCAGACTATAATGATGATACTGAGTCCCATACATATACAAAGCCTGGCGCGGGTAGCGCAACTACAGTTGGAGCGGCCGCAGGAGATAAGGGAGTAGTTGTATACGCAGCTCCCCCAGTAGTGGATGAGAATACTGAAGCTTGGGTATTAGTTGAGTGGGAGAACGTGGTAATAATGTACGCAGGCGCACTTGATATGTTAAGACAGTCAGCGGCAGACCAGACAAGCTCTACGACAGAACTCACGACAGTCGGGACGTTACTGTCAACATATAACAGCGCAGTTCCAAGCGTTACAGCAATTTCATCTCCTGCTCTTCCTACGTATAGTCTTACAGGTAGCATGCCAACAATATCAATAACGGATTACGTTGATGAGGTGATCCAAGCATTACCAACTTTAGGTGCGATTGAGACACTATCGCTTCCAACGATTCCGTCTGCTGTCTTATCATATTCAGCTCCATCGGGATATACACTCCCCTCAGCTCTTGAGAATGTGAATGATAGCTTACCGACTTTTGTCCCTCCCGTGATGAACGCACCCAAATTTAGCGATGCTGATACTCACGTTTCTAGTGAAGACCCAGAGATGGTACAAGCGAGGACTGCTGTGATTGCGCAGCAAGTGAATGAGTATAACGCTAGTCTTCAAGGCGCTGTCCAAGATTTTAATTCTAATCTCAGTAAGTTTTCAGCCGATGTTAATAAGGCTATGCAGGACGCTCAGACTGAAATGGGTGCTTATTCAGCTCAACAAAGAGATCAAGTACAATCATTTCAAAAAGAGGTTGAGCAATACAGGAATGACGTGCAGAAGTACACTGCGGAGGTTGGAGCTAAAGTGCAAGAATTTCAACAAAAGGAACAGGCTAAGACAGGAAGATATAACGCAGAAGCACAAGCGTTCATTAATCACTTTAACGCTAAAATGGGTCAGGCGATGCAAAAGTATCAGCAAAGAGCTGCTTCTGAGGTTCAGAGATTCCAACAAGAGGTTGCTAAGTACTCTCAAGAGAATCAGACGGGTATCAGTAAATATCAACAGGATGTTGCAAAAGACATACAAAAGTATACCGCAGAGATACAGGGTAAGAGAACTGAGTTCCAATCTCAAATGGAAGCAGCCAAGAAAAGCCTAGAGCAAGCTCAGATAAGACTTCAGACCTCATCTCAGTATCAGCAAAAGTCTCAAGATAAATTTCAAAAGTATAACGCTCTGTATCGAGCGGCTCTTCAAGAGTTAATATCAGTCACAGGTGCCCAGATGGCACCACCTCAGCAGCAAGCC